CCTTTTTGAGCGCGCTGGTAATATCTTGGACGGCCCGACTCCCGACCACCGCCGCTTGCGCCCACGCCGTCTGAATCCCGCCGAGGATGCTTTCGATCCCGCCGAGATGTTTATTCAAGGTATCGGTAAAGGACGCGGTCTCTTTTTGCCGCAAGCCCGCTTGGTGCGCCGCGTCCCCCATGCCTTTGAGAGACGGCGCGACGTTCGTCAACAGGACATGGCCGAACGCGTCCGCCTTGATCGTGGACTCCGTCAGGACGGCCGAAAAATCCCGATTGATCGTGACCGCCTCCGACTGCCGGATCGTAAACCCCGCGACGTTCTGTGACGCGCGGACCGCGGCGTCCCCCATCCCCACGGTTGTCAGCCGGACGCGCTCGAGGGATTGCGTCACGTCGTCCGCGTACTTTTTGGACGCCGCTCCCGCTTTCTCGTCGGTTTTGAGCTTCGCCTCCGCTTTGATCCGCGTCTCGTCGAGCGTCCGCCCTTCTAGTTGGAGCGCACTAATCGCGGACGGATCGACCGTCGTCGTCCCACCGACCGTGATGTTATGCAGGAGCGGATTACTGGGGAGCGCCGGCATCGCGAGCGCGGCCGGCTTTTGGTTCCAGATGAACTGTGACTCTTGGAACTTTTTGTCCGAGAGGATCAGATCCCCCATAAACCCGCGGAGACTCCGCGAGGTACTCAACTTCCACTCGTCCCAGGCATCGCCGGACGCGTCGAGCGCTGCGACTTGCTCGTCCGACATCGTCTTAACGCTTTTTATAATCTTGTCGACGTCTTGTTTCAGCGCCGGCGCAATCGCGCTCCATTGCTTGCCGAAAATCGCGGCGCCCGCGTTCGCCCGCGCGACCGGATCCTCGATTTTCGAGATCGCTTTCGCGAGCTCGAGAAATTGATTTTCTGGGGAGAGGCTCCGGATGTACGCGTAATCGAGCCCCATTTGACGAATGGCGCCCTTCGCGGCTTGATCGTCGAGCTTGCGTTGGAGCGTCTCGACGGCGCCGGCCAATGTCTGCATAGACACGCCGGACGTCACCCCGATCGACTCCAACCGCTGCAAGCCTTGAACGGAGATGCTTGTCGACGCGGAGAGATTCGATAATTGATCGGCGTACTCGAGCGCGGCGCCGATCTGCGCCTTAATCGCGTTGACGATCGCCGTCCCGCCGAACGCAATCCCGAGCGCGCCCGCGGCGCCCATGACGGCGCTTTTCATGGTGTCAAACGTCCCCGCGATCGGCTTCGCCTGATTCGCGAGCGCTTGCAGATCGGCCGGCACTTTCTCGCCAATCTGCCGCAGCTTCGCGACCGCCTCCCCCGCTTTGGCGGAGACTTGCGCTAATTCTTTTTCGGTGAGATTCGACGCCCCGCCGATCTTCTCGATCGCCGCGGACATCAGCGTCGCTTCCTGAATCAGCTTCCGGCCGGAGAATTGATCGGCCATCCGGTTCACGGACGCGTTGACTTTGTTCGCTTGCGCGTCAAACCCCTTGAGCGACACCTCCGCTTTTTGTGTCGCCTCATAAAACGAGGAGAAATCCGCGACGAACTTCGCCGTTAAGGCCATCTAGCGATCGCGCTCCCGCGCGTGTTCCTTTTGGAGCTCCTCGACGAGCACTTCATACGCGTCCGCGTCGAGCGCCAGGAGCTCCGCCTGTGTCCACCCCATTACTCGACAGATCCGGAAATCGGAACAGAGACGCTCTCGCCATAGCGCGTTTTTTTTTCCGCGTCGCGCTCCGCCGCCATCGCCGCCTCATGCTCCTGAATCGCGGACCAAATCGCGTTGAAGATGTCGAGCTCGAGCCCCTCGAGCATCGCCTCTTTTTCCTTCACCGGGCGATCGCGAATGAGGAGCGGCTTACCCGACGGATCGACGAGCGACCAATCGAGGAGGTACTCGACGATCGTCGACAGCCCCACCTGGAGCGGATCGATCTCCGTGACTTCGCCCGCGGCCATCCGTTTCACTTGCCGGCCGAACGCGCGCCGCGCTTCGCCGGCCGTCAACCGCTTTTTGACGAGCAACCACTCCGACCCGTCGAGAATCGTCAGCCGGTGCGGCTCCGGGAGCACCACGTAGGACTGCGCCATCGCTTAATGAATCCTTTCCTTCGGCCCGAGCGTCGCCGTCACGACGTCGTCCGCGATCGTGATCGCCAGGACCGGCCAAATCCACGGCGATCCGCCCGGACGCCCGACGACGAACGACAACCCCGGTTGCGTCACGCGCCACGGATGGAGCTCGAGGACGCGCGCCGTCAACACCCCCGCCGCCACCGACCACGCGCCGAGCGCGATCGCGCTGTGATAGCCCCACCGGATCTCCGACGTCCCGGACGGCCCCTCGATGGTCAGCCCGGACTCGAGCGCCGGCATCCTACGCGCGAACCCACGCGCCGTTCGCCTTGAACGTCCCGTCGACCGTCACCGCGGCCGAAATCCCGGACTTCAAGGACGCCGACACCCACGCCGGCCCCGACCAAAACCGCGCCGGTTGCAGGAGGGACGGATAGAGCGCGATCTTGCACCCGTCCGGCGAATCCGCCGCATCGAACAGCGAATCGTCGACTTCGTTCCAGAACGCCGTGAACGTCCCCTTAATATCCGCGAGCCCTTGGACGTACGTCTTATTCTTGGAGCCGAGCGCGGACGTCTCGACGTCATCGACCGCCATATCGAGCGAAAACTCGCTCACTTGCCCGACGTACGCGAGCGGACCCGTCCCACTGGTCGACATATACAACGCGCCGTTTTTGCCGTGATGTGCAGCCATAGCCCTCTCTCCTTTTGTCCGGCTTACGCCGCCGGCGCGAGACTCCGTAAATCCGCGACGACCATCGCCGCCCGATCGATCCAGGACGCACCGCGGACCGCGTCGACCAGCGCCCCCGCCCGCACCGCGCGCGCCGCCGGCGCTTCGTCCAGGAGCGCCCGCACCGCCGCGGCGCCCTCCGCCGGCGTCGTCACCACCGGGACGACGTCCCCGAACACCTCCGCGACTTCCGGCCGGTATGTCGACACATGCGGGAGCCCACACGCCGCCATCTCAAACGCCCGCGGATTGCAGGACTCGCCCACGAGCACCGGCCCCGACGCGTCGAGCGCCGAGCGCTGCCGGTACAGATTGATCCCGACCTTCGCGCGCCGATACAGCGCCGCGGCCGTCGTATTGGCCGTCGTCGACGCCCGGACGAACCGCTTGAGCTTTGACCGCTTGGGTAACAGCCCGGACCAATGCCCATAGAGCCCGAGATCAATCCCCGTCCAGTCGATCGCCTCGAGCCAGGCAATCCGATCCGCGAACCCCGTCCCGACGATGACCACATCATGCGCCGGGACCGCGGCGTCATCCGGCCGCGGCGCCGGCGTATGGATCCCCGGATGCCAGGCATGCGCGAGATACTTCGCGAACCCCGGCGGGACCACCCGGAAGGCCGGCACGATCGACCGCTCCGTCGTCCAGACCCCGGAGCAATAGCCGGCGTACTCGAACTCCCGCCCGAGATCGTACGGCGCCTCCGTCAACACGAGCGTCACCGGGAGCCCCGCGCGCCGCATGAGGATCAACACGTCCGGCGAGAACAGAATCGCCGCGACGACCAGGACGACGTCGACGTCCTCCCGGAGCGCCTTGATCAAGGCATCTTTCGACGCGTGATAGAGCACGTCCCCCGACGTCGGACCCGGCCGACCTTTCCCGAGATGCTTCCACTCCGCCGTCAGCATCCGGCCCGCGCGCGCGAGCCGCCCCTCGAGCGGATACCGGAGGAGCTCGACGCCGTGGCTCGCCAGCCCGACCGCGAGCCCGGCCTCGACTTCCGCCGTCCCCCACGCCGCCCCGGACTCCACCAGGAGCACTTTCACGCCGCCGACTCCTCGAGCGGCGCCTCGAGCGCCACCTCGACGGCCGGCGCCGCCCACACCGCGTACTGTCCGCCCCGATGCTGCCAGGAGCCCTCCGTCACGTCGTCGCGCTCCGTATACCGGATCCGCTCGAGCCGGGAGGACTGCATCAGAAAAAACCCCGTCACCGGATACCGCGTATCGTGCAGGAGCGTATGAATCCGCGCCGCGGCCGCTTTCGCGTCGCCGCCGGCCGTCGACAGCCCGACATACTTCACGGCGTACAGGACGCGCTCCCACGCGTCGCCGCCGAGCATCGCTTGATCCTCATGCGCGAGCTGCGTCACCAGGACATACCGCGTGACATTCGCCCCGCCGACCACATCGAACCAGACCCCGCCCGGCGCGAGTGTCGCGAGTGTCGCGTCCCCGGTGAGGACCGCCAGGACCGCGGCGTCGATCTCCGAGGTATCAGAGCTCGACACCCGTCACCTCGAACCCGGCGCGCTCGAGGAGCGCCGCTTGACCGGCCCGGACCGCGCGCCGCGCGCGCTGGACTTCCGGGACAAACGTCGGATGGGGACGCGCGCCGCGCGCCGTCCCGAACTCGTACAAATGGGCGTGTGGCGCCGCACTCACGACCCGCACCGACGCGCCCGATCGCGACGTTTCTTTTTGATCGACGCGGACCTTCGCCGCGAGCCCGCCCGTCCGGACGTACTTGCGCCCGCGTTTCCCGACGTACACCGAGCCGGCTTGCGGATACGCCGCGCGGATATGCTCCGCGGCCGTCGTCGCCTCCCGGACCAGGACGTCCCCGCCCTCCGCCGCGAGCGCCGGCGTCAATTTTCGGAGCGCCGCATAGAACTCCGGGAGACCCTCGATAATGAGCCGCGTCGCGCCCATTACGGGACGCGCTCCTCGACGTAGAGCTCCATAGCGATCCCCCGCAAATCAACGTTATTGACGCCCGCGATCGCGAAGATATGCTCGAGCCCCGCGAAATCCGTATACCGGATCCGCGTCGCCGTCGTCACGTCATAGCGATAGTCCCCGCTGACGACGTGCGTCGCACTCGCCGCGACGACGCCCGCGAGGACCGTCTCCCGATCGCGCAGTGTCGCCGCCCGAATCGCGACATACCACGTCGGCGGATCGAGCGCCGTCCAGCCTTGCGTGTAGCCGCCGTCCCCGTCCGGCACCGCCGGCCCCGGCGCCTCGAACGTCACCAGATGGACGTACTCGCCCCGGCCCGTCATGCGACCACCGGATCCCGATCCGTCACGAGGAGCCGCGTAATCGCCGCCCACACGTCCGCGTCATCCGTGCCGCTTGGCGCGCCGTCGACGTTCTTGTAATAGTGGCCCGCGAGATAAATCACGGCCCGCTGGACCCGCGCCGGCGCCGTCGCCGGCGTCCAGGCCGGATCCCAACTGTCCGGCGTATCCGCCAAATGCCGCGCGATCCGATCCGTCGCTTGCGCTGTGACCATCGTCACCCGCGCGTCGATCGCCGGCGTCGCCGGCTCCGGCAGGAACAACGCCAGCTTGACGTCCGCGATCGTCACGACGCTAACCACGATCGCCCCGCGGCTTGTAATCTTGCCCATGCTTGACGGACAGCTGCCAATCGCGCGACGCGCCCGGCGAGCCCTGCGTCTCGCGCAAACAGGTAAACATGCTCCCGCCGGCCGTCACCGTGTCCCCCTTGCGGTAGGACTTCCCGGAGACATACGTCCCGAGATACTCCATGCCCGGCGCGCCATCCTGTCCGGCCGGACCGGCCGGCCCTTGCGGACCTTCCGGCCCCGGCACCGGCCCCCGCGCCTCGAGCGCCGCGATCCGGTCGAGCGCCGCCCCGAGATCCCGTTGGAGCGCGGCTGTGTAGCCCTCGAGCCGGATCCCGTCCTTCGTCTGCATCTCTTGGAGCGCCGCGAGTGTCGCGCGCTCCCGCTCGAGCGCCGCGACGATCGGCTCGAGGAGCCCTTTCACCGACACCGCGAGCGACTCCGCCAGGACGTCAGGCCGCATAGCGCAACCCTTCGACCGCTTTCGCGAACGTCACCGCGAACAGCTTTTCGTCCGCCTCCGGATCCGCCGGAACGCCCGTATTCCCCTCCGCCCCGGCCGGCGCCGGCGCCGGTTTCGAGAACGGATCGTCCGCGTCGCGCTTCGCGAGCGCTTTTAAGCTGAAATTCTGTTGCTGCATGTACGGCGTGTCCCCGCCCTCGACTTTGCCGAGCCCGAAATATTTTCGGCGCGCTTCGTCCGGAGACAGCGCCCCGGCGCCAATCGACTCCGCCGCGGCTTTGACTTTCGTCGCCGTCACCATCCAGATCAAATCGTCAATATCGAGCTCCGTCCCGTACGCCGTGCCGAGCTCGAGCCCCTCGTCGAGCGACGCTTGAAAATTGGCGACGAGCGACTGGATACACTGCGAGTGATACTTTTGGAGGAGCGCCTCGAGATCCGAGACGGGAGACGGCGTCAAATCGAGGAGCGCCGGCGGGACGTGATAACACGCACACACCTGCGTGGCCGTCCACTGCAACTGTTCAATCAGTTGTGCGTCCGCCGCGTTGACGCTCATCGCCTCATACTTGAGCCCGTCGCCTAGGACCGCCACCTTGCCGACATTCGCGCCGGAAAAATTCGTATCCCAATATTCCTTGAGCCGCGTCGCCGTATCCTTCGCGATCGCGCCCGGCGCCGTCAGGACGCCGCCCGGATTACTGCCGCCGCGGAAAAACTGCTCCGACGTCCCCTGAATCGTCAGCCCTTGCAAGGCCGCGAGCCCACACGCATAGAGCGGCGTCACCCCGACCAACGGATGAAAGAGCGTGACCATCGGATCGTGAATGATCTCGCGCGCCGGGACGACCAGATCCGACCCGTCCGGGAGCCCCGCGAGATCCGTCCGCGCGAGCTGGTAATAGACCGCGCCGTCCGGCGCGACGAGCGGCGTCACGCGGGCCGGATCGAGGACATAGAGCGCGACGACCACCCCGCGCGCGTCGCGTTCTTTTAGGACGTACGCGTTGCCGGCCGTCAACTTGGACGTCATCCATTGCTCAATGAACTTGATGATCGTCTGATACCGATTAGGCTTGCGAAGGACGGGACTATAGGCCGGATTCGTGGTTGGCACCCACACCGCCGGATCCGTCGGATCCGGTTGCGTGAGATTGAGCGCCATTTTCCCGACGTCGGTTGCAATGAGCGTCACGCACCCGTACACCGCGAAGTAGGACAGCGCCGTCGGCGCCGTGATCTCCTCGTTTTGCTGCCAGGCGCCCATAAACGGCTCCCGGACCATCGGACGCCAGCCCCCACGCGACGCGGACGATGACCCCGTCACCGCCCGCCCCCGCGCGCGCCCGATCTCGAGCCCGAAAATCCGCATCGACTAGACCGGATACACCGCGCCCGTCAGGTAGTACACCGCCGTGGACGTCGCGCGCTTCCAATTAATAAACCGCTCCGCCCGGAGCGCCGTCAGGTTGTCCTGAAACATCGACGTCCAGACCGTCGTCGCCGGATCCGCCGGATTGACCGGCGCATCGTTCATTTGGAGCGTCGCCTCCTTCGAGACGTCGATCTGCACCCCGCCGTCATCGGCGTACAGAATGTATTCCGGCGCCAGCCCGATCACGTTCTGCCCGACGACGTTCGACGCAATGATCGTCAACCCGTTCGCGCTCCCGCCCTCGACGCCGACCCCCGGAAACAACGACTGGCCGAGCGCCGTCCGGAACATCCCCATCGCGTACGCATTGCTTGAGGACATGATCACCGTGAGCCCCTTGAGCGGGATGTTGTACGTATTGAAATGCCCGACAATCAGCCCGAGATCCTTTGACGGATCATCGAGCGACGCGGCCGTCGTCGCGCCGTTCGTAATCGACGCCGGCGACGTTTGCGCGACCTCCGCGACGAGCGGATCCGTGAATTGTTGATCCAGGAATTGTGCGATCCCCGCGACCATATCGCGCCGGACGATCTCCTCCGCGGACGGATTCGAGGACTTGATCAACTCGTCCGTGAGGACGATAATCCCGGCCGCTTTCGCCATGCCAAGCGTCGCCGTCCCAAACGTGAGCTTCCCGACCGGCTTCGCTTTCGCCTGTCCGACCCACTTGTACGTGCCGCCGCCCGTCTGAATCGGGACCTGTGTATTGAACGGGACTTTCGTTAGACCGGGAATCTTGCCGAGAATCGTTGCCGGCCGCGAGAGCTCGATAAATTCGCCCGTCAGCGCGTTGATCTGGACGAGCGCTTGCGCCCACGCCGGATCCAGTGTGGACCCCGGCGCCACCGCCGCCTTGACCATCAGCTCGACGTTGGAATCCTTGTACTGCTTCGCGATCTCAAACGCCTTGTACGAATCACCCTTCGCCTCGACGAGCGTCTTGACCATCCGGACAAAGGTCTGACCCTTCGGCGCGTTCGACGTGATCGACACGAACGGGAGCGCCCCGGCCGGCCGCGTCGGGAGCACCGGCGCCGCCGATTTGATCTGGATCTGTTCGGCCGTCCGCAACCGCGCGAGATGATCGTCCGCCGCCTTCACTTCGAGCTCGAGCCGGTCATACTGCTCCGACTGGTCCGCGTCGAGCGTCGCGCCCGCGTCCGCGGCTTTGTTCATGAGCTCGAGCATCGCCGCCGCGAGTGACCCGCGCTTGCCTTCCCATTGCGTAATCTGTTCGGCCGTGGTCTGTTTTTGCATGAGAGTATCCAATCGCACTACGCCCGAGACGCCGGGCCGACTTCGGCCGGACGCGGCCAGATCGAAACTTTTAATCGTGCGGATCGTGGTTTCACTATTCGCCGGGACCGTCACGAGCGACAGCTCGCAGATCTCCGTGCGAAGGAGATGCATCCCGCCGGACTTGAGGAACTTGACGCCGTCCTCGAGCGGCCGGAACCCAATCGAGACGCCACGAATCAGCCCGGCTTTGATGGACTGCCAGGCTTCCTCGACGCGATCCCGGAGCGCGCCGGGCTCCGCGATCACCGGGAGCGTCGCCTCGAACGCGATCCCGTCCCGCGTCGCCGTCAGATACGCACAACCGACCGGACGCGCCGCGTCATGATGGAGGAGCAACGGGAGCGGATTCGCGAACGTCGCGCCGAGCGGTTCGAGCACGTCCCCGCGGCGATCTGGTGTCGGTGTCGACGCCAGCCCGGAGAACGTCCGCTTCTCGGTATCCGCTTTGATGGAAAGGAGCGCGTACGCCCGATCGAGCATCGCGCCAGAGAGTGTACGGCCGGCGAGTTACCGCTGTATTTTGGGAGGACGGTAATCATCCACCGCGCGCCGGATAAACTCCGATAGCGACAGCCGCGCGCCGGACGCGCGCGCATAGAGCGCGTCATACCGCCCCGTCGTGAGCGCGACGGACACCTTCACCGACCGCCGCACCGCGGGATCCAACGCCGGCCGGCCGGCGCCCGGCGCCCGGCGGAAACTCACGCCGGACCCCCGAGAATCACCATCTGATATGCCGGCTCCGGCGATCCGCCGGCGTCCCGCGTCATCGCGTCGATCGCCATCACGAGCGCGACGACCCCGTCGATCCGCTCCGTTGACTTCGCTTTCGACGGTTGGATATTGCCCGCATGATCGGTATCCACCGCCGCGTTCCCCAGATTCCAGCGAAGGACCGGATGCCCGTCATGCCGGAGCGACCCCTCGAGGACCGCTTTCTCGAGCGCTTTCGACGGCGCCGAGAGCGACGCTTTCCCCTGCCGCACCTTGACGACCGTCAACTTGTCGACCTTCTCGAGCGTCTCCGTCAGCCCGACCGCGTTCCACGGATCGACCGCCAGGATCCGCATGTCAAAGACTTCGCGCCACGCGAGGAGCTTCGCGCGGACGTCTTCGTACTTGACCTCCGGCCCCTCCGACGCCGTGATCAGCCCCGCATGGACCCACGCGTCGTACGGCACCCGATCGCGCGTCGACCGGACGAGGATCCGCTCCTGCGGGACGAAGAAGTGCGGGAGCACCGCGAACCCCGGCCCGTCGTCATCCGGAAAGACCGCGACCGCGGCCGTCAGATCATTCGTCCGCGACAAATCCAGCCCGACATAACACCGCCGGCCCGCGAGCGCCGCGACGTCGAGCGCGACGCGACACGCATCCCAGGACGCCAGCGACAACCACCGCGTCTCTTGCTCCGTCCAGATATTGAGGTACAGCCGCTTAAACGTGTTCTCCTGCGCCGGGATTTCCTTCGCGCGCGCCGCGAGCACCCGCATATCGTCGAGACTCCGGAAATCGTCGAGCGCGGGATTACACGCGCGCCACACTTTCTCCGACGTCCAATCCGCCTCCGCCGGCGCTTCGTAGATCACCGGGAGAAACGACGGATCGAGCGCCGGCGCCTCGAGGACGCGCTTCGCGTGGCTGTAGAGCTCCCAGAGAATCGAGTGTTTATCGTACCCGGCCGTCGAGATCCCGAAAAAGAGCGGACGCGCCCGCGCGCCCTGCGACGTCACCAGGACGTCGTACAGCGTCCGATCGGGCAGGGCATGGATCTCGTCAAAAATCACACACGACGGATTCAGTCCATGTTTGCTATACGCCTCCGCGGACAGCGCCCGATAAAAACTGCCCGACGCACGATGGACAATCCGCTTTTGCGACTCGAGGATCTCACACTCCGCCGCGAGCTCCGGCGCATTGCGGATCATCTGCGCCGCCACCCCGAACACGAGCGCGGCTTGCTCTTTCTCCGCCGCGGCCGAATACACCTCCGCGCCGATTTCGCCGTCCAGGAGGAGAAAGTAGACCGCGAGCGCCGCCGCGATCTCTGTTTTGCCGTTTTTGCGCGGGAGCATGAGGAGCGCCGACCGATACCGCCGGCGCCCATCCCGCCCGACCGTGAACAACTGCCGCACAATCCGCGCTTGCCACGGCCGGAGATTAAACGGCCGGCCGGCGTCCGGCCCTTTCGTATGCGTCAGCTGATTGATCAGCCGCACCGCCCGCGCGCCGGCCGTCTCCCGCCGAGCCATCCTAGACCCCGCGCGCGACCAGGAGCGACAGCATCCAGAACGCGAGCCCCGTTGCTTGCAAATTGACCCGCGCCGGCACTTGGACCGCCGCAAACACGAAGCAGAAGAACGCCAGGAGATGCAGAATCGCGACGAGTGTCAGCATTACCGCCTCCCTCTATCCGCCGTTATGGTTCCCGCCCGAGCCGCGCGATCTCCGCATACTCGCGCCAAATATGCGCGAACGCCGTTTTGAGAATCCTTTGGTTATCGGTATCGGCCCGGCGAAAGAGCGCCCCGAGATCCGCCACGAAGCCCCCGCCATAGCGAAGCATCGCCTCCGTGATCGCGTAGTCCGTCGGCTCCTCATCGGTCATCGCGTCCACCGTGAACCGCCGCCACAGCCGCGCATCAGATAACCACCACGTCACCACAACCACTCCGCCGCGACACCCCGCATCGCGACGAGCCGCTCGAGCGCGCGATCGCGGATCCGTAAGTACGGGTTTTCGATCGGATTCGCCGTTCTAGGATGCAACACCATCGCCCCCTGCGTCCGGATATTCTCCGCCGCCTCCCAATACTCGAGATACGCGTCCGCGTACAGCCCCGCGCGATCGGCCCGCGTCCCGCGCTTGACGAGCCCCGCGATAATCACCGCGCGATCGCGGACCGGCGTCTCGAGCTTTACTTTGCCCATACCTTGAGCCCCGCAAACATCGCGAGCGTCGCGACCTCATACCGCCGGCCGACGCCCGTCGCCAAATCCACATCGCCGCGCGGGACGTCCGACGGGAGGACCGGGAGCCCGTCCTCGACGCTCGCCACGAGATCAAACTCCGGCCCGCCCTCCGTAATATCGGCTTGCTCGAATCGCGGATTGCAATTCAGGTTCATGCTTCCGCGAATCAGGACGCGCCGTTCGTTATTCCACACGCGCGCGATCTTCGCGTGGTTGTGACAGAGCCGGACCGCGTCCGCGCCGAATCGCGCGCGCCACGCCTCGAGCGTCTCCGCCCGGCCGTTATTCTCCGCCGCGCGATCGATAACCAACCGCGCGGCCGTGATCTCGCGCCGGACCATGATCCCGCCCATCGCCGCGGTTTCGTATTCCGAAATCGCCCACGTCCAGACGGATACCGCCGACGGCCCGATCTCCCGGACCACATGCGCGATCATGTCAAACATCGAGAACTGGCCCCGCGTCAGGAGAAAGAGCCGGAGCCCCGGATCGATCGGCCCGATCGCCTCCGACGCGCACCCGAGCGCCTCGAGCGCGCGACCGGCCCGGCGCCCGGTCCGGCTTGCGCTTTCGTCGCGAACGGAGATCACGCCCACTTGGACACCGCCGGCGCCGCCGCCGGCCGGACCATAATCCGCGAGCGCGCCGCCGGCGTCAGCCCGAAATGCTCATAATACGGACGGAGCGCCGCGGCCGTCTCCCGCTCGAGCCGTAACACCGGATGGACGACCAGGATCCGATCGCCGGTTGCGTCCTCCACCCATCGCAAGAGCGCGAACCCCGGCGCCGCTTTCGTCACCATCAGCAAATCGAACGACGCTTGCAACTCGCAGAACGAAACGAACGCCGGCACATCCCCGACGGAGAGCGTCCCCATCGCGACGCAAATCGGCGCCATCCGACCCCACACAATGCGCGCACCCGTCGTCAACCCGGCCGGCACCACCACCGGATCCGCCGGCGGTTGCGGCTCCGCGAGATTGAGCGGCTTTTTGCTTGGATTGCCCCGAAGCACATGCAACGCCGTCGGCTTGGGACGTCTCCCGCTGCTTTTATTTCCCGCCATTGGGTAAACTCCCTAATTTCCCGAAAATGCGCGCGAAGAACCCCGATGGTCCGGACGGACGATCGAAAACGGACCATCGGATACCCCCCCCCGTCTCCCCATGCAAATGTATTCACCCATGTTTATAAACATCCACCTATTCCCCACGTCGCGTCTTAGCGCTATGGTGCGACTTGCACAATCCCTGTAAGTTCGCGCGATCCCAGAAGCGATCGACGTGGCCCTTATGCGGGACGATATGATCGATCTCCTGCGTGATCATCCGTCGACCCTCCGACAGACAGACCGTGCAGAACGGTTGCTCCCTAATGATTTCGTCCCTCATCCGGAGCCACCGCGCCAACCGATACAGCTTGCGGACGTCCGGCATCTCAACCTTGACGTACCTATGACTGACACAGCGACCCGCTTGCACCAGGACAGGACAGCCAGGCTCCGCACAGTACTGCACCTAGTCGTCCTTCCGCTCACTTGGCCGCGACTCATCGAAATCCGCCATAAACGGCTCGAGCTGGCGCCACCGTTGCCGACGCAACTTGCCGATCGCCCGAATCTCTATCTGACGGATCCGCTCCGGTGATCGCTCGAACGCCGCCGCGACGTCCGCGAGCGTCTCCTCCTCATACCCGTCGAGCCCATAGCGGCGCCGCAACACTTGCGCCTCCCGCGGCGTCAACCGATCGAGACACGACGAAAGCATCGCCCGGAGCTCCCTATGCTCGAGCGCGTCCTCCTGCGCCGGCGGGAGCGCCAGCGTCTCCGCACTCGCCAACGACCGCAACGCGCGCGCCGGCACTTCCGCCACGAGACGCCGCGGGCAATCGCGCTGGTATAACACGCGCGGAAATAACTCCTCCACCGTGCAACCCGCGAGTATCGACAACGTGAGCGCCAACACACACGGCTCGCCGCGGCGCTTATACGGCGTCTCTGTTAGATTGAGAAACGCGCCCACGCGAAAATGACTCACGCCATGCGCGCGCGCGAACGCCGCCACCGACGGATACTCGTCAAAAACCAGATGCCACAACCGATTGTTCCGCGTCCGGAGCTCGAGCCGGAGCGCCTCGACGCTCATCGCGCGCCGACCATCTCGCGCGGCGCGACATAGATCCGACTTATCCAAATCCGCCGCGGGTTCGCGTGGCACTGCCGTTGCGCCGAGTGTCGGAAATCCTCCGACCCGCTAATGACCTTCGCGCGGACCGCGCGCATAATCGCGGACCCCATCGCGCGCTTATCGACCGGATAGTCGCCGTCGACAAACTGCCACACTTGATCGACCACGAACGCCGACCACGTCCGCGCCGCCTCATAAATCGCGCGATCCGCCGCGGCCGCAAACGCGCTCGAGACGTCGACGACCGCCATCCCGGTATCCCGGCGCCGGCGCGCCTCCGCGAGATCAAGCACCGGCTTGTGACTAACCGCGCGCGCCGGCCGTGGCCGTGGCGCCGGCGGATCGTCAAACGGCAGACGCGGACCCTTCGCTGTCATTGCTCGAGGAGATCCTTTGCTTGCCCTTCACCTTTATCCGTGACGAACCGCGCGATCGCGCGCGCCAGCTTCGCGAAATCCTCTGCACTGACATACAACTCATAGCGCAACACGACCGCGCCGTCCGCCGGGACGACGAGCTCCACGAGCCGCGCGTTCGCGGGACACAAACCCTCATCCATTAGCGCTTTCCCCACCGACCGCCCGACATAGGCCACGCTATACCTCCCGAATCGAGACACCGTGGACGAGCTCCGCGATCCGCTTGCGGAGCCGGTAATCTGTGGTTTTTGTCGCCTCGCCCTTGACGTCCTCGACGACGATCTCGCCCGTGATCAGATCCGTATACGAGAAATCCGCGGTATACACGCCCGCTTGCGTCACGACGATCGGCGTCTGCGAGCGCCAGAGCTCCATAATCTGCAAAGGAAAACGCGGTTGACACTCGAGCGCCGCAATCTGCCCCGCTTTCTCGAGGAGCCGGAGCTCGAGATAGCGCGCCGCTTCTTTCTTGCTCGCGAATCGCCGGCCGTCGACATGCACCGCGATCGCGTGGTACTTATTCCCGGCCGGCGCCGGATCCGGATCGTCCCGGATCAATCCTTCCTTGCGCGCGTACGCCGACCAACTATTCCGATCGTGCATCGCCCTCGTACCACGCTTTCATCGCGCGATAGCAGTCATCGCACACAATCACCATGCCCGGATCCGTACTCGCATCAGCCACGCCAAAATCGCGCGCCGCTTCCTCGTTCGCCTTCGCATCATCCGACACCCGAGTAAAGCGACCTCCACACGCCCCGCACGTATATTCCGAGCCCGCCGGCGCCGTCATCGCGCACCCGTCCAGGGACGCGCCGTCTCGAACGGCAGGACACCCCACCGCACCGCGGGAGGCGGATCCGCCGGACCCGGACAATGGTTGCCAATGACATCGACAATCCAAATCCCCGTGGTCCCCGCGCTCGCGCGATACGCGACAATGTCGCGCGCGATCGCGGTACAGCCGCCGTCCTTGCAGAGATAGCCCCACCGCGGATCCCGCGCGCGAAGCGTCGCAATCACTAGATCGAGAAATTGCCATGCGGACTCACCCGTTGTGAGCTGGCAACTATTCGCCAGGAGCGCGGGATTATTGGCCGCGACCTCCCGCGTCACCGCTTCTCCGTACGCCGGGAGCGGGAGCGCGGCGCCAGGCTCGCCACCACTCCCGCCACCCGGACCCGGCGCCGGAGCGGCCGTATCCGACCGATCGTTGTTGTTCGTGTTGTTGTTCGTACTCGTGATCGTGATCGCCGCGCCATCCGGCGCCGACGGCGCGCCGGCCGTCGGTTGCGTAATATTGAGCTCGCACCCGAGACAGAGGAGACAGACGAGCGCGATGAGGACTCGCATGGACACCCCTTAAATAACTAACCGGGACGGTATAACCGCGAGCGCCGCGGACGGTTTCCGCTGTTCGAGTAAATCGCGCTCGAACTCCGCCGCGTTATCGTGTTCATTGACCGCAATCCGCGTGATGTACGCATGACACGCGATCCCGTCCGCCGTCGTACCTTCCCAAATCCGCGCCGGGACGTCGACCCCGTTCGCAAGGACGAGCGTCACAATCCGATCGGTATTCTCGAGCGTCACCTTCACCTGTCCACCCCCCTCTCGTCCCGAATGATCCGACTCATCCCGTCGAGCGTCTCCCGCATATTCGCGACGCACAGCCCGAGATGGGCGAGCAGATCCCGGATCTGCCCGTCGAGCTCGACGATCGGACACGTCGCCACATGCGACCCGTCCGCCTCGAGACAAATCGCACAAATCCAGCGATCGCCCGAGCGCACCGCGAACCGCATCGCCGGCCCCTCCGTCACGGCGTCCCGCCGGGACACGGCGTCCCGGCCTCCGGCCCGACGTCGATCCGCCCGGACACCGTCACCCCACACGCGAGCGCCAGGACGACGAGCACCAGGACGAGCGACGTCCAGACCGCCCGGCGCATCACGAGACACGCCTCCCGACAATTTCAAATCGCCTCCGCTCCGGTCGGTCCATCCCCGGCCGCGGTTTCGCCGCGTTCTGCTGAATCAAAGCATTAACGGCCCGCGCATCCTCGACGAACCGCCGATACTGCCGGAGCACCCACCACGCCGCGAGCCCCGCGGCCATGCACAGCCCTATGACAAGTTCGGTCATACGCCTTTACTCCGTTCCGGTTTTCGCGCGCGCGCGTGTACGAGTACTAAATGACGGATCAATGACGGATCGGCGGAAGCCCGCTTCCGGGATAGGGGGAAGCCCACTGCATGTTAATGCTGTGGAAACCTGTGGAAACCGTGGTTTTCCGGTGCGTTTTTGCGGTTTCACCTGTTGAAAACGTGTTTTATCTAATGGAATCGGTAATTGTGCGCCGTCTCCCGCTTGCGGGAGCGCGGCCGCGTTGAGCCGGTACCGCGTCGCGCGATACGGCCCGGACACCTCGAGCACCTCGAGCACCCGCCGGCGCCGGAGCTCCGACGTCGCCGCCCGCGCCGCCCGTTGCGACCGCCCCACCATGCGCCCGATCGTCGCGACAGACGGGTAGATCCGCGTCCCGTCATCCTTCGCGAACGACGCGAACGCCACCGCGTACGGCTTGAGCCAGGACGGGAGCGCGGACTCGAGGACGGCCGAGACGAGACGGCCGCTCACCGGCCCGCCCCTAATGCGTCAGGGTACGCCGGCCGGACGGACGACAATCCAATCGCGGTTGCTCGAGATCCCGGAGGACGTCGGCTTTGAGCCAGAACGGTTGCCCGCTCTCGTCCATGCCGGACGGCCGCGGGAGGAACGTCCCCGCGCGTAACCGCCGGCGGATCGTCGGCACACTGAGCCGATACAACCGCGACATGTCGAGCAGTTTCAGAATGATCGGGAGTTGGGCGAAATCGGTAAACGGCGGGAGCGATGGACGGCGCCGACGACGTTGGGCCATTGAGCCTCCGTAGACGACGATCGGCCCGGCCGTGGGGACAGCCGGGAAGGTTGGATAGGGTACGTATACCACCGTACAGACCTATTCGTTTACAATCTATGGAGCACGCGCCATATTGCCGTGCCAAACTGTGTATAGGACAATCCCGGCTGTCGTGGCCTCTGGACCCCGGATTACGAAGCACGTCCCCGCGTGGCAGTGTCAGCGTTGCGGGCATGAATGGATACCGAAGCATCAGGACATCGCCCCCGTCACTTGTCCGAAGTGTAAGAGCCCGTATTGGAAAACGCCGGCGCGTACACCGGCTGTACGCCGTACACCGGCCCGCCGCGTCAAAACCCCTTAGCGCCGCGCGTGTTCCAGGTTGCGGAACTGGCGACGCTTCACCGGATGTTTTTCGCGCTCCTCGAGCCATTGGAGAATCGCGGACCAGCGCCAAAACAACTTCGACGGCGTTAATTGAATCGGCGCCGGGAAGCGCTTCGCCGTGATCATCGCGTTGAGCGTCGATCGGTGAATCGGAATCCGCTCGAGGACTTCGTTGGCGTCGACGATGCGTTCGTCCGCCTCCGTGAGCACCCGCCGCACCGCGGGACGGTTTCGCGTCTTAGCCATACGAGACTTTCTACACCCGATTTTTTCTGCTGGTTTTCTTGTGAAGGCGGGAGCGACGATCAATCGTGATCAATCGTGATCAATCGTGATCAATCGTGATCAATCGTGATCAAACTTTCTCTATCTGACCATCACTTTTCGCTTGACGACGATCTAGGACGGATAGACGACGCTCTTACTCCCTTGTCGTAATTCTCGAAAATCCATCAGGATTTGCGCGAGCCGCTCCTCCTCTGTGATCCCGACTTTTTCCTTCATAAACTGATACAGAATCGTGTCCGTAATCGCCGCCTCAATCGCGCCTTGGAGCATATCGCGCACTTCCCGCGCTTTCGTAATGTCGCATTGCGTACTCTCACCGTTAAGATGGATCTCCACCATCCCCTGTTTTGTCCGCGTACTTAAGATTGACGCGATCTCGATATGATCCGCGCCGGCGCCCTTTGGCGCATGATGCCGGATCATTTGCGCGATCCGTTCCCCTAATTGTCGAGCGGCCGGCGTATTTGTGGCTTCTGCCACGCTAATCGCGATCCGCGCCGCGCGTTCCATTGCATCCACGTTCAATCCTCCCCTTAGCGCCGCGGCCGGTGCGGCAATACGTTCGTCTTTTTCTTGGCTTTATTCGCGAGAATCCGCGCGAGCTCGACGTCCCATGCCGCGAGCGCTTGGCGCTTCTCGACGTCGTACGCGTGGAGGTTGTAATGCTTCTCCGTCACGCTGTACCGCGCATGATTGAGCACCCGCCCGCGCGTGGTTTCATCGAATCCGAGCTCCGCGAGCCGCGTCCCGACCGTCCGCCGGAGATCAATCCATTCATACGCGCCGCCATGAATCGCCGCGAGCGCCTTATGCTCGAGACTCGTCAGTGTCAGCCCCGGAAAGACGCGCGCCTCCGTCTCCGCGATCGCCGCCCGCCGGCGTTGTAAGAGCTCGAGCGCGGTTGCCGGGAGCGGGACGACATGCGGTTTTCCGTTCTTCGTCCGCGGCGCCGGCATCGACCAGAGCCCCGCCTCGAGATTGATCTCGCGCCAGAGCATCCCGGCCGTTTCGCCGCCCCGCTGCCCCAAGAGGAGCCGGAGCCGGACGGCGTCACTCGCGGCGCCCGGACGCGCGTCCAGGCCCGCGACGAGCGCCCGGAGCTCCTCGTCACTGAGCACCCGATCGCGCGGCTGTTCCGTAAACCGCTTGATCACCCTTGACGCCGGATGAGCATCGACCAGCCCGCGATCTAATGCGACCGTGAACATCCTCGAGATGAGCGCCTGAATCCGATTGACGCCGTACGTCAAGCCCTTGCCCGCGACGACGTCGAGGAGCTCATGTACCTGTGGACGCTTGATCTCCCGGAGCGCGAGCGCGCCCCACGCCGGCAGCAGATGGCGATCGATCTTGCTCGCTTCGTCCGCCCATTCCTTTGTCCGCCCTTTTTGGAATCCGACGTAGACCGGGACGAACATCGCGAACGTAAACACCGGCGGACCCGGCGCCGGCGCCGGTGCACTGGCGACGCGCTCGAGCTCCGCGCGCCGTGCACGTTCCACGATCGGATCGAGCCCCTTGTCGAGCAGCCGCCGCAATTCGTACGCCTCATCCCGCGCGCCAGCGAGCGACAGCGCCGGATACTCGCCAAGCCGGATCGACTGGTCCCGGCCGTCGAGCCGATACGCGAAGTACCAGACCTTCCGGAGCGCGCCCGTCCGAATGACGAGCCCGCGCGTATGCGAATCGAACACGCGATCGGCCGACGTCGCACCGAGGAGAAACCGATCCGTCAGGAGCTTTTTCATAACCGGCCGGTATTCTAAACCATTGGTTTTCGCGGGAGCCCCGCCGGAAAATCTGGCAGTAATTCGGCAGTGTTTTGCACTGCTTGACCAGAAACCGTCAGAAACCATTCTACGCTTTCTCTAAGGAAAACGCCATTCCTACAAGATTGTTTTCTGACGGTTTCGCCCTATCCAGCACTTAAAATCCTGTGAGAGTACCCCTCTCGTGCGGGTTCAAACCCCGCCCCCGGCATTTAGAATCTAGGACTTACAAGGAAAGACTGCCGGTACAGGACTTTCAGGCAGTCAAATTAGGCAGTAATTAGGCAGTATCGCGACAGACCAATTCAGGACTTCCGATCGCTCACTTCCACGCGATCGCGTACACGTCCCCGGCCTCCGGATCCTCGACGACGGCATGCCGCTCGAACGGCGTCAACCACTCGACGAGCATCTCCGCGGACACGCCGCGGTAGTACTCGCCCTTCCGTACCGGACCCCCGTCCACCGCGCTGTGTGGCGCTCTGGACGGCGCCGCCGCGGTAATGTAGGCGACCCCTTGCCAGTCGAGCATGCGCCACGCCTGATGGACGAGAACGGCCGCCGCGGCCGTATGCTCGAGGACTTCGCAACAGACCACGCGGACCGCCGGCGCCGGCGGGAGCCAGGACGCGCCGTCCGCGACGACGTCGACGCCGACGCCCGGCCGAATGTCGACACTCAGATAGGGAGAGGGAAACAAGCCCCGGATCGATCCGTTGACGTTGCGCCCGCCGAGCTCCACCGTCAGGCCCGGCCGGAGCGGATACGCCGCGAGCGCGTCCGCCACGAACTGATACGCCGCCGGATGCACGGTTAGAACTCCGTTGACGGCCCGAACCGCTCCGCGAACTCCTCCGCGGAAATCACCTCCACCGGCGCGCCGGTGTAGCGGTTCGAGATCACCCAATCGGAGAGATGGAGGACCGCCCACCCCGCCGGCAGTGCCACGCGCGCTTGCCCGTCATTAAAAATCGGCACATCCCCCGCGCCGACCGGATCAATCACCGCCCCGATCGGGAGCGGCTGGCCCGCGAGATATTGCTCCCCGTACACCTTGAGCGGCCGCTCCGTACGCGGCTCCTGATGACCTTGTGGCGGATAGGGAGCGCCCATGTGTTCCTTTTATGCTGTGAGATACACGCCCGCGAACACAATGCCCGCGCCGCTTAACTCATTGTTCTTTCGTTGGAGCCCGGAGCTCCCGACAATCGGCCAGACGACCGATTGCGACGCAGCAATCTGGTACACCGTCGCATTGGACGTCCCACAGGTGAGCGCACTTTGACACGACCCATTCGGAAACGGGAGCCCGCCGATCACCGCCGTCGCGGTATTCGCCGTCGCGGGATAGCTCACATACGCTTCAATCACGACACATTTCTCATACTTCCAATACCGCGCCGCCGTCACGATCAGCGCTAACCCGGCGCCGCTACCGTCGACCGGCGTCCAGGTCCCCGTCGACACTTGCGCGTCGATCTGATTGTAGAGCTCTTGTTTCCAGGCGTTGTTGAGGATCGTCCCCGTTGTCCCGGAGCCGTCATCGTCGATCATCGCCGTCCGCGTTATCGCCATCTTCGATCCTTTTGCGCCGTTAGGCGTCGCTGGTCACGACGAGATCCAAGAACGTACTGGGCTTGACGACGCCGCCCACACAGGAACGGCGCGCCGGCAGTGTCCGGAGCGGAAACGTCAGATCGACCCGCGTAATCGTGATCGTCAGATTGACCGCCGGTGTAAAGGCCGGACTCGAGAGCGCCACCACCTGCGATCGGCCCGGGAGCGCGTTCGCGTCCTCCGTCTCCCATTCCACCGAGACGAGCGGATCCTTAAACGTATCCAAATCCTCCGCCGCGCGCGCCGCGGCGCCGGCGTAACTGTACCGGCCGTCTTGGACAAACCCCTCGAGCGCCGGCCATTTCCCCGCCGCGAGCGCCGCGACCGCGAGCGTCACGACCGGTGTACTCACCGCATGCGCGCGCAAGGTCGGATCGCCCGGCGTCGCCGCCGGCGGGACCGCGCCCTCCCATCCCAAGCCGTGCGGATAGAGATGGACGACGCTATCGACCCATTCGACCGTCTCCCCCACCGGGACCGGCGCCGTCAGGACGCCGTACTCGAACGACGGCTCCGCGACTTGCAGATACCACGGCCCCGTCGCCGGCGTCCCGGAGTAGCCGGCGTACATCGTGTACTGGTTGCCCACCCGGATCCAGCCGAACGTCGGCGGGACGATCGCCATCGGTTGCAGATGCAAAAAGAGATCGCCCTTCGCGAACGCTTGCGCCGTCCGTGTCTGTGGCGGATTCGCGCCCGCCGTCCGCGTCACACTGGGACCGGACCCGTATAGCCACTGCGTCCCGATCCGCATGAGCTGCGTCGCGCCGCCCGGCTCGAATAACGTCGCATCGTCGAGCGCGGCGCCGACGTACGTCTCCGTATGCCCCGCGGCCGTCGTCGCCGGGAGCGGGATCATCGTCGTGGTCCGCCGCCCCTCGACGAGCACCCGGCGCCGGACCTGCGTCGCGTCCGTCGTCACCCGGACCGCTTTTAACGTGGCGAGATCCACCGTCAGCGGTTGCGGATTCGTCTGTCCCGGCTCCGTCAAACTGCCCGCCCACGCGTGGAGCGTCAGCCCCTCGAGATAGAACGCGCCGCCGACCGCCGCTAGGAGCGTCCGCATCACCGTCGACGGCCGCTGATTGACGACGTCAAACGCCGCGATCGCCGGCATGTCCGCTTGGACAAACGCGAGCGAGAAATCGAGCGCCCCGCCGCCGGCCGGCGTCATATTGCAGAAGTACGCGACCAGGAACGCGATCGACGCCGTCACCGACTGCGCCGGAAACCGATAATTCACAATCCGCGCGTCAAACCGCCAGAGCGGATCCTGACACTGCACCGCCGTCCACTGCCGCTGCAAGTTCCCGAGCCGCCAATCCGCTTGACTGACCAGGACATACCCGTCAAAGAGCGTCACGCCCGCGGCCGGCCCCGCCGCCCACGCGATCCGGATCCCGTCCCCGACCGCCGGAATCTGCGCCGGCGTCGCTTGTGGGCCGATTGTAAAACTGCACGTGTCCGCTTCGTCGTTGAGCGCTTGCGTCACCCGGAGCGACCCCATCAGGATCACGTCGGACAGATTGACCGTCGAGATAATCCCGCCGGCGTCATCGCGGACAATCCAGTCGATCGAGACGTTCGCAAAGACGTAATTGGACCGCGTCGCGCCGGACCGCGCGATCCCGGACCGCGCCCACCTGTACGCCTTTTGCGAACCGGAAAGCGCCACGTCACGCCGCCCGCGTCCGGTTCGTCTGCCCGAACTTCGCCGTCAACGCTTGGTTGACCTTATCCGCCAACCGTTGCAGATCACCCGGCGTATCAAAAAACGCCCCCTGAGCATGAATCGTGATCGCCACGCCGCCCCCGCCGCCGGCGGACTGCCCCGCCGGGACGACCGCCTCCCGCCCATGCAGCATCACCAGCGACCCGGATCCGAAATCGACAAACTTCCCGCCCGTCCCGCCCGCGAACCCCGGCACGTCCCCGCCGCCGCTACCCGACGTGTTGTAGTCGACTTGAATCGGGATCTTTGTCGGAATCTTTTTGAGCGCGCGCCCATAGTCCTCCGCGGACTCCGTGAGTTCGTCAAACGTCGATTGCTCCCGCGCGAGAATCGCCTCGAGATTCTTCATCGCCGCTTCGTACTGCTGGACGGTTTTCGCATCAAAGACCGCTTGGACGGACGCGAGGTTCCCCTCGAGCGCTTGGACTTTGGGATTGAGCGTCTCGAGCCCGCCTTGCAGCTTGAAAAATTCATCCCGCATCGGCGAGACTTTTTTCGACTCCTCCGACGCCCCGAACAGCTTCGCAATAAACGGGACGAGCGCCGCCGTCGCCGCCACAATCGCCCCGACCCAATCGCCCTTTTTGAGCGCGCTGGTAATATCTTGGACGGCCCGACTCCCGACCACCGCCGCTTGCGCCCACGCCGTCTGAATCCCGCCGAGGATGCTTTCGATCCCGCCGAGATGTTTATTCAAGGTAT